AGAACATAAGAACTTGCTTGTGAAAATTGATAGTTATATTGAAAAATTTGGCTCGGCTGAAAGTTCAGCCCAGTTCTATATCCCTAGTGAATATAAGACTTTGGATGGTAGAGTGGTTAGGAATTATCTCATAACCGAAAAAGGTATAGCCCAGCTTGTTGGTGGTTATAGCGCAGCAGTTCCTAAGGCTTTTGAATTGAATGTAGCCTAAAAGGGAGGATTTGAAGATGGATGAATTAATTAAATTGAAGTAAACGAAAATCAAGAACCAGTTATCAGTGGCAGAGCATTGCATGAATTTTTAGAGGTAAAAACTTCTTACAAAGACTGGTTTCCGAGAATGGTTGAGTATGGCTTTACCGAAGGTACAGACTTTTGCTCAATTTTGAGCGAAAGTACAGGAGGCAGACCTGCAACAGACCACGCTATAAAACTTGATATGGCAAAAGAACTTGCAATGATACAGCGTACCGAAAAGGGTAAACAGGCTAGACAGTATTTTATACAGATTGAAAAGGATTATAACAGCCCTGAAAAGATAATGGCGAGAGCATTGCAGATTGCTGAAAAAGAACTTTCAACCTTAAGACTTGAATGTAAAGTCCAGTCACAGCAGATTGCAGAGCTAAAGCCAAAGGCAAGCTACTATGATTTGGTTCTCCAATGTAAAGACCTTTTAAGTATGACGGAAATAGCCAAGGACTACGGAATGAGTGCAAAGGGTATGAACTCAAAGCTTTATGAACTGGGTGTGCAGTACAAGCAAAGCGGTATATGGTTCTTATATGCCAAGTATCAGGATAAGGGATACACACAGACCAAGACACAGTATTATATCAAGGCTGACGGCACACAGGGAGTAAGCACTCATACTTATTGGAGCCAGAAGGGCAGACTCTTCCTTTATGAGCTGTTAAAGGATAATGGAATATTGCCAATGATTGAAAGAGAGCAGGAAACAGCAAGAATAAACTAAGGTGCTTTGCAAAAATGCAGGGTGTCTTTTTGCGTGATATAGGAGGAACAGGCTTTGGAAGGCAGGGCATTAAAGGAAGTTATACACTGTACCGGCGCACAGGTATCCAGACTATTTGGGCTTACGCTAAGAAGAATACAGCAGCTTAATGAAGACGGCATCATAGAAACTGAAAAGGCAAAAGGCGGGAAGAGGTACAATCTTGAAGACACGGTTAAAAGATATGTCAGCCATCTCTCAAATAAGGCACATGGGAAAGCAGGGTCTAAAAATGAAGAAGAGCTGAAAGCCCAAAAGCTTAAAGCTGAAATAAGGCTGAAAGAGTCACAAGGGGAACTACATGCGTTAAAGACGGATATAGTAACAGGTAAGTACATACCTGTTGAGACGGTGAAGTCGGATTATGAAAGGTTTTTTATTACTTTTAAGAATTTTGTAATGGGGATACCGGCTAAAGTTACAGTTGAGATAAGCGGCACAGTAGAACCGGCAGAGGCTAGGAGGATAGAGAAAAAGCTATTAGAAGATATGGCTGAAATACTTAGGGAGATAGTGATAAATGCAGAAAAAGAAAGCAGTAAAGGAAAAGGTGACAGATGATAAACAGATAAAGCCGAGCAAAAAAGCAACTTCCAATAATAAACAGAAAAGCAGGAAACGGACTACTGCAATAAAAAAAACAAATAAAGATAAAGCGCCTCAAATATGGACAGCTGATTATCAGTTGGAAGCATTGAGGCTGCTGATTCCACCTGAAACACTTACAGTGTCTGAATGGGCAGAAAAATACAGAATATTGGATTCTAAGTCATCGGCAATGCCGGGACGGTGGAACAATGAAGTTACACCATACCTTGTAGGAATAATGAATGAGTTTAACAATTGTGAAACTGAAAAGATTGTATTCGTTAAGCCAACACAGGTCGGTGGCACTGAAGCATTACAAAATATGGTTGGATATATTGTGATGCAGGAGCCTTCACCAACAATGGTAGTATATCCAACCGAGGTGTTAGCTAAGTCGGTATCGGAGAACAGACTACAGGTTATGTTTAAGACTTCTCCTGAACTAAAGAAGAGGTTTGATGAAAACTCACAGCTTCTTGAACTTCAATTTGATGGAATGTACCTTACTCTGGCAGGTTCAAACTCGCCTTCGGGACTTGCATCTAAGCCGATAAAATATCTGATGCTAGATGAGGTGGATAAGTACCCCGGAGCATCAAACAAAGAAGCAGACCCTATTGAGCTTGCAATAGAACGAACCAAGACATTTCACAACTGCAAAATATTTATAACAAGTACGCCTACACTTAAAACAGGCCATATATGGCAGGAAAAAGAAAAGGCAGATATAGAAAAGCACTTCTTTGTGCCTTGTCCTTATTGTGATGAATACATTGAGTTTAAATTTCAGAATATAAAGTTTCCTGATGATGAAGGAATGAGTTATGCAGACAGGGCAGAGCTTGCCCACTATGTATGCCAGGAGTGTGGCTGTATCATTAGTGATAAAGATAAGCACTATATGATAAAAAAGGGTGAATGGCGGACTGTAAGGCATAACACCAAGTATGTTAGGAGTGTAGCTTTTTGGATGAATACATTATACAGCCCGTTTGTAAGATGGTCAGCTATTGCAAAAAAGTTTTTGATGTCTAAAGATGACCCTGAAAAATTCCAAAATTTTGTAAATTCGTGGCTTGCAGAACCTTGGGAAGATACAAAGCTTAAGACCAGTGCTGAACTTGTGATGGAAAGGCAAACCGAACTTGAAGAGTTTATTGTGCCTGAATGGGCTAAGCTTATAACTGCCGGTGTTGATGTCCAGGAAAGTTCGCTTTACTGGACTATAAGGGCTTGGGGGGATTTCATAACAAGCCAGAACATAGCACATGGACAGGCTCTGTCATTTGGTGAAGTGGATAAGATTATGAATAATGTATACAGGAATGAAAAGGGAGAGGGTTTTTTAGTCAACCTCTGTCTTGTGGATTCGGGTGACCAGACGGATGACGTATATGATTTCTGTGTGAACCACCCGGACTATGCTCTGCCTGTAAAAGGTTCAAGCCATGCCCAGCTGGGGCAGTATAAGATAAGCCGGATAAACAGGGCAGGGAGCCGTGTGGATGGAATGCAGTTAATTCTTGTTGACGGCAATAAATACAAGGATATGATAGCCGGCAGAATGAGGAGGCCAAACGGTAAAGGGAGCTGGATGGTGTATAATGGGTGTGATATGGAATATGCCGCTCAGGTAACAAGCGAACATAAGGTTAATGTTAAGGATAAATTGGTATGGCAGCCTAAGCACACACATGCAGACAACCATTATTTAGACTGTGAAGTATACGCATTAGCGGCAGCAGACATGCTGGGGGTAAGGACTCTAAACCTGCAAAATGAAGAAGAGGAAGAACCTAAAGAAACTGAAACAGTAAGAAAACCTGCAGAACCGGAAGAAGAACAATGGATAAAGCAGAATGATAGCTGGATATGATTATTTAAAAGTGTGTACGCAGGTGTACGATCATATATGCTAAAATAGTACTATAGAAATTGAATAGTTGGGAGATGAAGCGGTTCAGTGTTTGGCTGGGGCGCTGTTTTTATACTCAAATGGAGGGATGATGGAAATAAACAATATAGAAAATAATGTAAATTCCAGTGCAGGAGAAACCAATCCAAGGCTTAGCGCGGAGGAAATGCTAAAGAATGTTGATAGTGCCATTATTGCTGTGGCATCAGGCGGCCAGTCATACAAAATTGGTTCAAGGGAACTTACAAGGGCTAATCTTAAAGACCTCTACAATATAAAAAATGACTTAGCTGCACAGCTAAACAGCGGTAATAGTCCACACTTGCTTGATAACTGCAGTGTGGCAGTATTCTCAGGGAGGTAACAAATGGGGATAATAGATAACTTTATAGGATTTATCTCCCCTGGCTGGGCGGTAAAGCGTGAAGCTTGGAGGCAGAGCCTTCATGAATTAAGGAACTATGATGCCGGGGGTTATGGTTATAACAATAATAATTGGCGGGCATCTAACAGATCAGCTGAACAGACTGATACTTATGACAGGGACATTATAAGGGCAAGGGCTAGAGACCTCGAAAGAAACAGTGATTTAATGAATGCTGTTATAAGTGCGTATAAGAGGAATGTTGTCGGCGCAGGATATTCAATGCAGGCAAAAACAAGAGACAGCGAGTTGAATAAAGAGATTGAAAAACTTTGGAATAAATGGGGCAAAAAGAGAAACTGTGATGTGACAGGAACACAAAGCCTGAATCAGATGATAAGAATGGCCGTTGCAAGGAAAAAAGTTGATGGGGGGATTCTTTTTGTTAAGAGGTATACTGACCAAGGCACAATTCCATTCCAGCTACAGATGATTGAAGTTGATGAATTGTGTAACGATGCGTTAACTCCAAATGTAAAAGGCAACCGGATTGTAGGCGGCATAGAGTATAACGCATTCAACCGCCCTGTGGGATACCACATTAAACAATACGATATCAGCGGATTAGGTGAAGAAAAGCCAATATACATAAAGGCTGATGACGTGATTTTCTATTTCAGCAAAAAAAGGCCGTCACAGATTAGGGAAATGAGCGATATGACCTTTACCATTCCAAGAATAAGGGATGTGAACGAGTTTATGCATGCGGTATCGGTGAAAGAAAGGATAGCGGCCTGCCTTTCGGTTTTTATTAAAAAAGCCACACCAAGGGATGGGTTTGGACGGGGGATGGTAAAACAGGCTGCCAACGAGTATGAAGGAAAAACAATTTCTCCTGGAATGATCAAAGAACTAAATGCAGGGGATGAAATTCAGGTAGTTAATCCTGCGGGACAGGGTTCGGATGCAACCAGTTATACCAAATTACAGCAGAGGCTTATAGGGTCAGGACAGGGAATCAGCTATGAATCCATAAGCAGGGATATGGCAGAAGCGACATATTCATCTGCAAGACAGGGAATCATAGAGGATGAACTTACATATAGCGAGGAAAAAGAACTTCTGTGTGAACTTCTTGATGAGATTTATGAAACCTTTGTCATATCCGCAGTTCTATGCGGAAAACTAGATATAAAGGATTTTTGGGACAACAAAGACTTGTATCTTGCACACGAATGGATTCAGGAGCCAAAACCTTGGATAGACCCTAAAAAAGAGTCTGAGGCTAATATGATAGCAATTAAGACAGGGCAGAAAACATTTAAGCAGATATCGGCAGAAAATGGACGGGACTGGCAAGACCAGATAGACGATATGGCTGAGGTTATTGCATATGGAAAAGAAAAAGGCGTGGATATGTCAGCAGTATTATATGGTGATGTTGTAGTAACTGAGGAAACGGAGGAAGAAAGTGGAAAGTAAAACAGGGAATTTAACAAGAGGATGCTTAGGAGCTGAAATAAGGCAGATGGAAGGAGAAGGGAACGAGAGGAAATTCATGCTTTCCTTCTCGTCAGAAGAGCCTTATGAAAGATGGTTTGGGATGGAGGTTTTGTCTCACGATGATGAGGCAGTAGACCTCACAAGGCTTAATTCAATTGGAGTGCTTCTTTACAACCACAACAGGGATAAGGTAATAGGCAAGGTCACAAAGGCTTGGGTTGAGAACAATAGAGGCATGGCAGAGGTTGAATTTGATACCGATGAAGAATCACAGACTATATTAGACAAGGTATCTGGGGGAAGCCTCAAGGGCGTATCTGTAGGATATCAGGTTAAGCAGTGGGAGGAAGTGAAGGCAAATAAGAAATCTGAGGATGGAAGATTTACAGGACCTTGCGATATAGCGACAAGGTGGATGCCTTATGAGATATCTATAGTCAGCATTCCGGCTGATTCAACCGTAGGCGTGGGCAGGGATATGTCAGAGGCCAAAGGTAAAAAGGAAGTGGGCATTTCTTATTTCAATGAGAAACAGCTTCAGATAAATAACAACTTTATAACAGGAGGTAACAAGTAATGAAATTAGCAGAACTAATTGCAAGGCAGCAGGCTCTTATTGACGGTGCAAAGGCAGCTTCAAGAGAGCTTACGGCGGAAGAGCAGAAAGAGTTTGACGATTTGCAGAGACAGATTGACGAACTCAAGGCAAAGCCTCAGCCACATATTAGCGAAGCCGAAAAGCAGGCGGAGAGGCAGGCAGAAAGACAGAGATGTACAGATATTTCTACACTTTGCAGGGAGTTCCGTGTTTCTGCGGAAAATGAAAAAAACTTTATTGAAAAAGGAAAAAGCATTGATGAGGTGAGGGCTTTTATTCTTGATGAAGTTAAAAAGAATGGGAATCCAATTTCTACAAGAGCAGCAGTTACCAAGGATGAAGGAGATAAGTTCAGAGATGCCGCGGCAGATGCGCTCTTAATGAGAGCGGGTATTGAACTAGAAAAGCCTGCAGATGGAGCAAGCGAGTTAAGGCATATGTCTCTTAGGGATTTAGCTATTGAATGTATGAAAGATTCAGAAAGCGGCAATCTTTCAAGAATGTCTTCTGATGAACTTTTTAATATCGCGCAGAGACAGTTTTTTAATCCTGCTTCGGCATTCCCATCAATGCTTGATAATGCAATCAATAAGGCATATGTAGAGGGACATAAGAAGGTTGCGGTTACATTTGACAGAATCACAAAGAAGGGAACACTTAAGGATTTTAAGATTGCCAACAACAATTATCTTGCAGGCCCTGTAGGGGAATTTAAGAGAGTACCTGAAAATGGAGAACTTAAGCATGATTCTTATAAGGATGTTAAACTTCCTACAAGAAAGCTTGAAACTTACGGCAGACAGTTCACGCTTACCAGACAGGCTTTTATCAATGATGATATAGACCTCATTACAAAGATGCCAGCAAGGTATGCGGCATCCGCAAGAAAGACAATCAATACACAGGTTTATGAAATCCTTGTGAATAACCCAGCCATTTATGATGGTACAGTGCTGTTCAGCAAGGCACATGGCAACCTCGTTACTACGGGAACAGGCATAACCAAGGAATCAATGCAGGCGATGATACTTGCATTACAGGCACAGAAAAATGAATTTGGCGAGGCAATTATAATAAGGCCTGCAAAGATTGTTGTACCTGTAGGTATGTCATTTGAAATTTATACATTATTTAACAGCCCGACTATCAACACTACAGGAAATACTCAGGCGGCAAACCCGCTGTATAGATATGCTAACCAGATTGAGATTATAGAAGACCCTGCTATCAATATGATTGCAGGCGGATTCGGCAAGGCCATGCCTTGGTTTCTGTTTGGCGCAAATGATGATACTGACTTTATTCAGGTTGATTATCTTAACGGACAGGAAGTCCCAACCATCAGAAGGTCAGAGGTTCCGGGTACACTTGGCTTCATTTGGGATATTTATCTTGACTGGGGTATCAGTGTTATGG